GCCGCTGATCTCATTTGGTCAAGCACTTCATCGAAATTTAAACGGCTGGCATAGGCTCCGACTAAATCCCGCACTTTCAATTCCAGAGAATGATTGTCAGCGGCTTTTGCCTCATCCGATAACAACTGCCAATCGCCGGTATCCCGTGCGCTGGTCAGGTGACTAGTCCGGTTTTTGTTCTGTGTCTGCATCCCGTTCAGACATGCCAACGTCCAAGCGATTTGGAAGACTGAGATACTGCCGGAACCGACTTCGGAATTTGATAATCCGATGCCGTTTGCCATTAGATCGCCAACCGCCGAACCGGTCCCAGTTTGGACCTCAGACTTCAGTCTTAAATACATGCGCCGCTCTGAAATATCTGCAGAGACAACCCGCCATTTTGCCTCGCTATCCATCAATTGCGGCAGGCTCGACTGCAACAGATTGACGTTGTCAAAAGTCTTGAAACGATCAGAAACAAACGCCCGTAAAATGCCCTTGTTTGGGTCATCCTGTTGACCACCGGCAAACGTCCTGAGCATCTTGCGCTTAGGCTCTTTTTCAAAATGCGCATTCAACAGTGCGTCGAACTCTGCCGGATAATTTGCCTGCAGGCGTTTCGCGGTGCGCACATCAATATCTGCATGGTTGGCAAGTTGACCAAATGCCACAGAATTGATGTCCAGAATTTTCGTTGGCTCACCATGCGCGGCTTCAATGATCATTTGCGGTGCGCCGTCTTCGCTGGTGCTTTTCTGCAAATCGTTTGTGGGCGCGAGATAGTCTGCAGACCGTGCCGCTTGATCCGCGACTTTCTGCATCAGCGACATCAGTGCGCCGTTTTCGTTTTCGATATGGTGCGCAGTTTGGGCGGGGATATTGTTTACGTGCATATTCATTTTGGTGGTCACTTTCTGCCCCGTGGGGCTGTGGTTGGTTGGCCGTCTCATCAGTACAGGTTTGGCCTTGATCCTGCAGACGGGGTTGCCCCCGTTTCGACTATCCGCTGTAGTAAATCCCCCCCTTTAATTTCCAATAGCCATAGACCGCACGGGTGCCGTCTCGGCTGCAGTCGTAAGTGTCCTGCACTACACCATCGATCACCGCCACACAGTGATTTGATACACGGCATACCAGCCTGCCAGCGGGTAATTCCTCGGCAAGCAGATGGACCTTGCAACCCGATCCAATGGTCATGGTTGGCGTCCATTCAAAGCCCAATTGCAGCATGTAATCTTTGAACCACTTGCGGGTGGTATAGATGCCATTTCTGGCTGACCGGCTGCGCTTGGCAGTGTGCTTTGATTTGCGCTGCATGAAATTGCCATGCGCCAATTGCTCATAGACCACCTTGTAGGGCAGTCCGGTTGAAATCGATACAGCGCGGCAAACGCAATCACCCGCCTTGCCTTTATAGCCTGCAGTCTCGCGGCCCCCGTCATTAAATTCAAACGCCATAGAACATGCCCCGCGAGATTTTATGACTGCGTTTGATCGGGCCGCATCTGGACATTGACCGCATTGGGGCATCACCGGCGTGGTACTTATCTGAGAATGTCGGCTCTTTATTGAATAGGCACCGGTGCATCTCAACAGCCAGCGCGGCGTCACAATCTTCCTCGGCAAAAACTGCGAAACTGTTCTGATAAGAATATACTGAAAAGTCAGAGCGGCGCAGGCCTAGAGCCTGCAGGTCATCATTTGATATTTCAATCCAGCCGTGGTTGTTGTCGCGGTGGAAAGTGAATTTCATTTGCTTGGTCATATCAGCGGCCCCCCATAACGATCATGGGGAGATGGCAAGCCACCCAAGGGCAACCGATTAATGCAGGCACTATTAAGACGGTGCCAAAACCGGTGATGTAGGCCTCTGCAATCAAGGGAATTGCGAAAGGTCCGATGCAGGCAAGCAGCACGGCTGCTAATACAGTCAGATAAAAAATTGCGGTGTCGATCATGTGGTCATCCTTCTATGTGGTTGGTGGTGAGGCATAGCGTTGCCCCCTGCCGCTACCGGCAAAGCCGACCATATCTAGATTTTAAAAAGTGGCAATAGCTAAATTTAAAAACTGCACTGCAGACCGCCACCAGTAAACACCTCCGAAAAAACAGGCTTAAAACTACACTCTATTATAGGGCTGTTTTTTTACCATTTTTGCCCGTCCCCAATACCACCCCAAAAATGCCACCTAATAACCTTTTGCGTGTGCTTGATCTACTTAAACGGTTTGGGGCCTGAGAGGCCATATAAGCCCCGCCAGCGCGTTTCATCAAAACGCCACCCTGTTATGTGCGGGAATTTCAGCGGCCTCCAAGGTGCCTTCCAGCGGCTGTGTGAACATATTCAAGAATTGATTTTCATATGTACACAAACAAAAACAGCCCTTTTTCGGTAAATTATTCCTCACAGGAAACATCACCCTTTTAGGTTGAAATATTAAAAAACCTGGCTACCCTTTAAGTTGACTAGGTTAAAACGAAAAAAACGGCCCCATTTTTGGGACCGCCTCTATTTTTAAAAATTGGTCAAGCTGTCGAGCAACCAAAACCAAAATACGATAAAACCGACAACCGTGTAGAACCCTTTCAAGCGTCCACCGCTACCGGTTCCTCAACCGTGTGCAGTACCATTACGTCTTCGCTGTCGGAATAAATTCCGCAGGTAATCCGCTGTAGTTTTAACCGATAGTCACGGGGTTCTAGAGCGTTCAGCCAATCGACATATTCAGCCGCCGCCCATGCGATAAAATCGGACCTCTCACGGGTGCCATCCCGCTGCAGCCCCCGCCGGACAGGCAGGCCTTGGGGGTCGATCCACTGCGCCATCACCGTCAGGTTTGGCCGGTATCTCAGCCGGACAAGGTGGCCGTGCAAAATTGGATCAGTCATGCGCTGGCCTCCAATTTTTTTATGATCAAGTTGAGCCTGCGCGGGTTGGCGATAATAGCAGACCGGCACCGTGGCCGTTTTTTAAAAAATGCAATGCCCCGTGGCGTCTGGCCGTACATCTGTTTTTTCCATTCTGTGCCGAGGCCTAGGTCTTTGCGCGGCCTGCCCTGAGACATAGGTAAGCATGTGGTCATATGCCTGCCTCTGCCTTCGGTGAAATCGCCGGACGCGGCGGTGTAGTTTTGCGCCTGTAGGATGCGCAGGCCTCGTTCCTCAGATGCGGATATGCGCAGGGTAGACCCTGCAATTTCAATAGTTTTCATTTTCGTTTTTCCTTTGTGGTTGGTCACCGGATCGATCACCGGTCCAGCCCCGCTACCATACCACCAGACCAGCCGATGCGCCACCAGCAAACGCCACGTTAGAATCATTCTAAAACAGCACCTAGATGAGAATGATTCTCATTCGCAGCCAGCGAAAAAATCCCGATCCCGACCACCACCACCACCACCCGTAAGTATGTGTTTCAACTATTCCGTATTCCGGTAAGATTTGCGGTGTGAAATGACTTTGACGCGCAAGTATTTTTTTGGTAACTAACTCACACTTAGTTTTTTAGTTATATCCAACCACAAGAAAGTTTAACGAATGGCAATATTTACAACCAATGAGGCAGAGCAAATTAATCAAACTATTAACCACGCAGTAGAACTAGCAAACAAGCACTCTACTACTTACTGTGTTGTTTACATTGATAAATTTAAGACCACCATACCCATGAGAGCAGAACCCTGCCCGTCTGAGTTCGGTTGGCAAATAGTCATGAAGATAACCCCAGACTAACTTGTTAGCATACTAACAATGCTGTGAAATGAGTCTGACGCGCAAGTAAGAAGCCCTCTGTTTTAGGGGGCTTTTTCATATTTAAATCCCTTTGAATTATTTTAGTTGACACTCTGCAAGGTGGCGGGTTAGGTGTTCAACACTACCAACCACAATCACATGGAAAGCGACCACAAATGCAAGCAGTTATAAATCTAAAACAGCGTATGCTAAATAAGAGCATCATCGATGCCAACGCCAGTGTCAGGAAGTTTCTGGCTGAAGAGACTGTCCTCTCGTATGATAATATCCCAGTGGGCGGCAAGAATGGCGTACACATTCCAGCCTTGTTTCCAGACGGCACGAAGACAAAAATACACTTCTACCGCCGTCCTCGCGGTGATCGTCATCTTTGGATTAAAAAACTAGCCAAACACGCCAAAGACGGTGACATCATTACCATCAGCCGCGCCACTGGAAGTATCTGCAATCAATACCTTCAGATTGGAATCGAGGCGGCGGCATGAATAAGCATCCTTATGTCCAAAGGTCCGAGACACGGGGGAAGTGGAAGGTCCACTTGCCTCGCGCAGTCCGGCAAGCCGTTGTAGGTGCTAAGTCTGGTACATACACTAGTAAGCAAGACGCCATAGATTATGCAGCCGAAGTACACTCAGCCTACACGTCATTCAGACAAGGCGAGTTAACTGCGATAAACATCTCAGACCGGTCAGTCGCTGGTCTGATCAATCAATACCGGCAGACTAATAAGTACAAAACTCTCGCGGTAAGCAGTAAGCGGAATTACAACCACTACTTCAATACCGCACTGCCTATTTGTATTGGCAATTCCAATACTGCCTTCAGGGACATGCTCACTGCCAACGTCACGGTCAAACACGCTGAGAAGTTGCAACAGCAAGTCGAGCAGTTGGTCAGTTACACCACATCATTCCAAGTGATAAACAAACTGTCGGTAGTCTGGAACCGTGGTATCAAGCTAGGTCTGGCTAGGTCTAATCCCTTCGCTGAGATGGGTCTGTCTAAACCACCGCCCCGCCGCCAGAAATGGACTGATGAGCAGTTTGCCGACTTCATAGCACACTGCGACAAGGTTGGTGGTTCTGGTCTGGTTAATCCGAAAGACAGTTGGTCTACAGTAGGCACTCACGTAATCCTGTGTATGCACTTAGCCCAACGTGCGGGTGATATGCGTACTCTTACATGGTCAAATTTAAATGACAGCGGCCTTCTGACGTTTACTCAGAAGAAAACCGGAAAGGTAATGGTCATGCCTATTACACAGTTAATTGAGGCTAGACTAAGATTACACCCACACGCCGCACATACTGATAACATCCTGCGCAATCCTAATACTAATGAGCCTTACACCGCCGACAACCTACGCCGCAGGTTTAGAACGCTGGCACGGGAAATGGGTCTGCCAGATGATATACAGGTGATGGATGCACGTAGAACAGCGGCTACCAATGCAGCCAATGCCGGAGCCACAGAAGCAGAGATCATGGCTCTGACCGGCCACACACGCCCTGAGACGCTACGGGAAATATACCAACTACGCACGGTAAAGCAACTGAACAACCTCAACAGTAAGCGAGGTCTATGATGGCTAGGACTATGCGGGTGCCGCTGAAAGATCACATCGAAAAGTTTAAAGTCTTCGTAGTTTTAAATAATAAAGTGGAGTATCGGCAGATTGGTAAGGTGGCGGGTACTCGCCATCAACTGCCACACAAACAGTTGGCGTCCTTGCAACTCGGTGATATATGGTGGCCTAGACACGACTATCAAACGCCACCTAACGCCCGACATGGGTATGAGAGGATAGTATGACAGACAAGGAATACGGAGAGTGGATGACCAAACTAAAACGGGTCCAGAAGGAGAATGAAAAATTGCGGCATAACTACGACATACTCAAACGCGAAGCAGACCTCTACGAGAGGCAGGCTAAACGATTTGCCGCGCAGTTAGATCGTGTCGAGAAGGAACTAGCGCAAGCCAAGGCTGAACTTAAACTTTGGATGGGAACTGGCGTATGACTAGTATAACAGCAACCCTGCTAGATTGCATGGGCAGCGATATGACCACTGTGAATGCGGCTAGAGTGTCGTACAACCGCGAGAGCGAGGCCTTGGGTGCCTCTGGTGTTGAGGGTAGCCCTATGCTGCCTATACTCAATGACGGCGATAAAAGGCTGATAGGCTATCTGGCAACTAACCGTCACACCAGCCCATTTGGACATGCCTTTGCCAGTTTTTTATGCGAGGCTCCGATCTACGTGTGTAGGCAGATGGTCAAGCATCGGTTTCTCAGAATAAACGAAGTATCAAGAAGATATATTTCTGATGATCCGGAGTTTTATTATCCACCTCATTATCGGGCGGTTGCCAAAAATAAAAAGCAAGGCAGTGGTGGGCGAGTAGGTGATGTCGAAGGGAATGCGGCTATAGCAAACGTCACCAAGCACAATGCTAGGTCCATGATGGAGTACCGCAATCTTCTATCGGCAGGCATCTGCGAGGAACAGGCTCGTTCTGTGCTACCTCTCAGCATGATGACCAAATGGTGGTGGTCTGGAAGCCTAGACGCCTTCGCAGACATGTGCCGCCTGCGCTGCGCTCCTGACGCGCAAGAAGAAAGTCGGATACTGGCTATGCAGATCAGTGTCGAAATGGTAAAACGCTACCCAGTAAGTTGGGCCGCTCTAAGAGGAATACACTAATGAAAAAACCAACCACAATTTATATACCCAGCAAGAAGACACACGATCTGCTTGCCAGCATGTTAGCAAAGCCAATTAAGAAGGGAGCCAAGTAATGGCTGATTGGAAACCCGCACTGACCCCAGAGCAAGCCAAGCCTCAGAACGATATAGAGGCTCTCACATTAGCCTTACATCTTGCTCTGACCGCCCCAACGGATGAGCAATCCCAGAAAGCAGTGAAACTGGCTAATGAACTATCTAGCAGGCTGACCAAAGAACAAGTCGATGCAGTCATTGCGGCCTTATCCAAGGACAACCCCTGCATCGTTTACACAGACAAAGCAGAACTGGAAGTGGAGAGGGCTGATGTCTGACGTTAGTACAGGATGTAATTTTACCTTTGCACGTAATCCAAATCTCACACAGAACCCTACCGCTAAGACAGAGATAAAAGCCTTGGTAACTCCCTCGCTTAAAATAGAATATGCTAATCAAACCGACAAGCAAATATTTCTTGAAGGCGTGATCTGTGATGCTGGATGGGACTTGAGCCTTACAGATCGTCCCGCGCAATGGGATCGTGTCATTGGATGGCTTGAAGAGGAGATGTCTGATGACTAACAAGGAAACAATAATTGCAGCCCTAACGGAAGCACGTAGAACCAGCACAAATAATGTCGATATGATAGCTGCAGCGACCTATGCCTTGAATATAGATTTTTTCGAAGCGTTTGATGTCAAATCAAGTGCAGATGCGACAGAAATCGTAGCGGGTATCTTGTATGAGCATACAGCGGGTCTAGTTTTTGAGGAGCAAGCTAATGGATAAACTTACGCACGATGAAACACTACTTCTATTAGACGCACTTAGTTCAGTGCTTCCGGATAACTTCTCCTCTGCGCAGATGCAGAAACGTGCTGAACGTAAATTAAAACGCTGGTTAGATCACAAGGATATAGAATTTACCTGATGGTGATTCGTATCTCAGAAGCAGGCGGTTAAACAGTTGAAGTTTTTTTAATCATTTGCCACAAACAGCCACAAACACAAAAACGGACCTTTTTACGGGTCCGTTTTTTAGTATTTAGCCCTTAAAAACAAGGGCTTGGTATTTAGTTGGCGCGGTTGACGGGGCTTGAACCCGCGACCTCCGGCGTGTTGGGTTAACATTTAAGAACAATAGGTTACACCGCTATGTTGTGGAGAACCCGTTATCTAGGTGGCGTTTTTAGGGGTTTACTATTTAATTTTTGTGTATAGGCTTACGCCTGTCCCTTGGGGGGCAGGAATAGTACACTACTAATATTAGACATAGGCTACTCATGTTATATCTAGAGCAACTAGAAGTAATCCTAGACATTCCCCTTAAAGAAGGGGACCGCAAAGTAATCCAATGTCCATTCTGCCATGGCCTAAAAAAACTAAGTCTATCCAAAGAACAAGGCATAATCCGGTGGAATTGCTTTAGAGCATCTTGCGAAGGTAAAGGAATACACTCAGGCAGACGTAATCTACAAGCGACTAAGGCGTACCTAGCCAACTCCTCTAATGTTCCTGCCAAGTACATACGTCCACTACCATCCCTGACAACGTCCGTAGACAACCACCAGCCAGCCATCGACTACCTAGCCTCGGTGAACAGCCTTCAAGCGCATGAGAGAGGCTATTTGCGGATAAGGTATGCTCCGGCTGAGAACCGAGTACTCTTCTGTCATGGACATGGTGCCGTTGGACGTGCGCTTGGCGGTGGACCTAAGTGGATGTCTTACGGAGAGTTGCCGCATGGTATACCTGTAGGTAATGGGCAGACTGCTGTGTTAGTAGAGGATGTAGCTAGTGCCTGTTCAGTCAGTCGTGATGATAACCTAACTGGTATAGCCCTTTTAGGTACGCACTTAACAAGTGGCATAAAAAAAATAATAAAAAACTACAACAAAGTGTATTTAGTCCTTGACAAGGATGCCGCAATAAAGGGTATAAAAGAGTCGCGTAGGAACTCTGGTGTTTTAGTTAGATTTACTTCTACTGATCTTAAATACCAGACTACTGCGCAGATAGAAGACACACTCAACAGCCTATAAGGAACGGGCATGAATTGGTTAGAAACAGAAAAAGTATATGACTTTGGATGGCTAAAGTCTGGCGGCAAAGGTAGCTTGATGCGCAGGATATTATCATCCATGATGCAGATTAGCACTTATGCTCTCGGTGGTGGATTGTATGTCAGCGCATCAAGCTGGCAAGACGCGCCAACCGCGCCACCACAATAATTAATTTAAAATTTGCACTTTTTAATCGCGCAGTATAGATGCCGCGCAAGACCTAATTTTAATTGAAAGACCCCTATACCATGAAAGCAAGAGCAATCATAATTGTTGATTTTCAAATCGACGGCGGCTTCAGCGAAGCGGCTGCACAAGAACAAAAAGTGAAGGATGCCATTGCGGCGTTAGCCAAGGATAATCCTGCCATCGTCTATACCGACATGGAAATGAAGGAGCGTCGCGGTGACGGCAAACCGGACGTGGCTCGGATGAAGTTCCGTACCTCATAAGTATATAACTACAAACTAACTGCTAATTAAATCAGCCTCCTTAATCGGGGGCTTTTTTATTGTCCAACTGTGTGGTATAAACGCCACCTTAGACCCACATGAGGACCACACATGTACCAATCACTAATTAAGTGCTGTTTGAATAATGAATTTTATTCAGACAATCAGGCTAGGCTAAGAGCCAGCCTCTTCGATGACACTGCTAGAGAAGTCTACAAAGCCATAGCCGCCAGCCATAGTAAATTTGCCAAGGACATTTCCCCTACAGATTTGATGGCGCAATGGAGAGCGGCTAATCCCTCGTCTACCGCTGCTTGGACCGCTGAAATTGATGATACTATAAATCACATTGCTGCAGCACCCGACATCGATCAGGAAATTGCTGCAGACGTTATAGCCAACCTTTGGCGGCAGTCAGTTGGTTTAGACATAGCCAACCTTGGTATTCTTATGTCTGAAGGCCAGACCAATGCTATGGACGATTTAAAGGCACTCCTAGACAAAGTGTCTAACGGTTATATGCCTGATGATTTCCCAGAGCCAAACGCACAAGACATATATGAGATGCTGGCGGTTGTGAGCAACGACAATCGTTTTAAATTTAATATCCAATCTGTGAGCAATCGTGTTTATGGGATTGGTCGCGGCGAGTTTATGATAGCTGCTGCTTATACTAACGTAGGCAAAACAGCATTTGGTGCGTCTTTGTCGGCGGCTCCGGCAGGTTTCTGCGAACAAGGTGCGCGGGTGCTGTACGTTTGCACCGAGGAATTAGCCTCTAGAGCAAGGCTTCGTGCCATCCAAGCATATACCAACCTAACTCAAGACGAAGTGGCCTTGGATATTAAATCAGCTATGGCGAGATATGCAGGCATAAATGATAGGCTACTGTACATAGATGCCCAAGGTTGGGACGTTTCATATTTGAGTGCTTATATTAATCACATTAGTCCTGACATTGTCATTATCGATATAGCCGATAAAATTGAAGTATCCGGTAAATTTAATGCAGGACATGAACGACTTAGAGAACTCTACTACCGTCTGCGTGAACTAGCTAAAACACACAATTGTGCGGTGATCGCTACCTCACAAGCCTCTGCAGATGCGGAAGGTAGAAGCAGGCTCACTATGAGTATGCTGGAAGGCTCTAAGGTTGGTAAGCAGAGTGAGGCAGATTTACTGATTGGTATTGGTAAGACTATCAATGATCAGGACGATGATACCACTCGCTACATTAATATTATGAAGAATAAAATTTCTGGTTGGCATGGCCTGATACCTGTTATTTTAGAGGACAAGGTAAATCGCTATGTTGTGTAATATGGAAAGTAAACTGCCGCTTTCCTTGGAATTATTCATACAGGCAATGGGCATCCTCAAACTAGAGGATGATACCCCTGCTCCTATTGTCAGCATTGAGCCAAGAGTGACCGTGTTGGACGCAGACGGGGAGCCTGACTTTTGAGTGATATACTTGTTTTAGATTTGGAAACCACTGTTGAACGAATAGCAGGCCGAATAGATAATAGTCCGTATAATCCAAGTAACCGGATCGTATCAGCGCACTTCGGCTGGCTGGGTTGGGATGATGTGGATGACTATCATCATGCAGTTTACCATCACATTGAGCAGTCACAATCGGACAGTACAGAGTCTCTCCGCGAGGCTCTCCGGAAGGCAAAAGTTCTAGTCTGCCACAACGCCAAATTCGATGTGTCTTGGCTGTTAGAAGCAGGCTTTGACGTGCCAGAAAAAATCTACTGTACTTTAATCGGGGAGTACCTGCTGTCTAAGGCCCAACGCAGGGATTTATCTCTGAAAGGTTCAGCGGAACGCAGAGGTCTGCGTAACCAGAAGAAATCAGACTTGATCGATCACTGGTTCCAAGACGGCGTGGATTTCTCTGAGATGCCACTGGCTACTATGCTGGAATACGCAGAAGCAGATGTCAGAACCACCGCTGAACTGTACTTAGCGCAGATGGACGATTTTGACGCGCAAGAAAATAAATCTCTCATCACTGCCCGTGACCAGATGAATGAGATGCTGGTTTTTTTGGTTGAATTAGAGCGAAACGGTTGTTCCATTGATTTAGCCGCCTTGGACACTGTCGAGAAGGAGTTCCAAGCAGAGAAGGTAGAACTGACTGCCCGTCTGACTGAAATAGTCGAACAGGTTATGGGTGATACGCCAATAAACCTAAATTCTGGAGATGACATGACTAAGGTCGTTTACTCCAGAGAGGTGATCGACAAGGCCATTCACAAGCAGACGTGGAACATAGGCACCAATGATGCGGGTAAATCACTTATGCCGCCTAGGATGAGTTTGAATCAATTTTCAGACGCCGTCAGGGCTACCACCCGTGTGGTCGAGAAAACACAAGCGGTTTGTTGCTTTGACTGTAATGGATTTGGTTCGATACAAAAGTTCAAGGTCAAAACTAAAACTAAGCTGGGCAAGAAGTACCGCATCCAGACCGAAGAGCCATACAAGAATAGGACTAAATGTAAAACTTGCGGCGGTCTGGGTGCTATCTACCAGCCAACCGGTGAAACCGCCGGTCTGAGAATGATCCCTACCGGACCATCCTACGCCGCTGCCGGTGGATTTAAGACCGACAAGGAAACCATCCAGACTTTGATCGGAGTAGCCACACGCAAGAGAAAGCCGGTGGCAGTTGAATTTCTAACCAAATTATCACGCTTATCGGCTGTCTCAGTTTATCTCGACAGTTTTGTAGCCGGACTTAAAAGAGGTACGCGCAAGAATGGAATACTACATGCAAATTTTAATCAGTGTATTGCTGCTACTGGTAGGCTGTCTTCTAGCAATCCTAACGCTCAAAACTGGCCCAAGCGAGGGTTCCCTGTACGCAGGGCTATTGTGTCTAGGTTTGATGATGGCCTGCTATTAGAGGCAGACTATAGTGGGTTGGAATTTAGGACGTGTGTTGAACTTAGTCGTGACGCGCAAGGACTAGCCGACATCCGAGAAGGCAAAGACATCCATCGCCAGACTGCCTCAATTTGCCTTCAGAAAGACCCAAAGGATGTGACCAAGGATGAACGTCAGGGCCATAAGTGGGCCTCGTTCCAACCCCTTTTCGGCGGCACTGGGGCAGGAATGGAGCCACATATCAAAGCGTATTTCGGCAAATTCTATGAGATTTATCGTGGCATAGAGGCTTGGCACAATTCTCTGATGACCGGCACTTTAAAGAACGGTATCGTTCAGACGCCGTCTGGTCGGCAGTACTACTGGCCTAATGTAGTTCGGACTAGAGGCAATAGAGTTAGTCATAGTACGCAGATATTAAATTATCCGGTACAAGGGTTTTCTGCCGACATGGTTCAACTAGCGTGTATCCGCGCCTTACGCTTCTTTCGGCAGGCTAGTCTGAGAAGCAAACTTATCCTCACTGTGCATGACAGCATAGTCGTAGATACGCACCCTGATGAGGTTGAACAGGTCAAATCCATACTGGTTGAAGCAATGACCCGTATTGATGAGGAGATGGTTACACGTTTTGGATACAAGTGCGTAGTACCCTTTGATGTAGAAATTAGCGCAGGCAAAAACTGGCTTGATCAGGAAGAACTATCATTGACAAACGCCACTTAGTTATGGTAAAATGAATGTTCAAATCAAGGAGACAAAATGTCTGATATAATTCCCGCAGAAGGTGGCCTGACGCCAGATGAATTGGCTGCAATGCTGGGTGCTGCAGATGCGCCAAAATCGGTTAGAATACCGGCCTTAAAGATCAATTCTCAGGGCGAAGACAAAGACGGCAACCAAATTCCACTGGGTGCATTCTTTTTAAATACAGAGGAAGAACGTGTCTATGCCAAGGATGGTGTAGTGCTTCATGCTCTATCAAATCACATCCAGTATATGCACTGGGACGATGGTAGGCTAGTCAACAAGTCCAGACTTATTATTGATAGACGAGAAGAAGCGCGTGATCAACTAGGTGGCACAATGTGCGGTATGCCAACATACGAGCAGTCGGTTCAGATGACGCCAGAGCAGCGGAAAGAGTACGAAGGCCGTGATCGCTATCGTGTGGTACGTGGTCTAGTATCATATACAGGCAAGACTGCTTCCGGAGAAGAACGTACCATTGAAAATGAGCCGGTGATCCTGTCTCTAAAGCGCAAGAACTATGGGCCGTTCTACCATGATGTAATCAAGCGCATCCCGTCTGATAGTAAGTTCATTTATTTTCGTTTGGCTCTTACGGCTGACAAGCAGACCACCGAGAAGGGTGCTAAATATTATGTTATGCGCTTTAGCCCTGATCTGCAGAATAAAATCACTCTAGACCAGAAAATGTATGACAGTATGAATGCAGTCGCAGGTATGGTGAAGGCTGAAAATGATCGTATTGATAAATCTTACTTCGATGCGATTGCCCGTAAAGCAGACGAGGCTGAACAAGACAGAATAATGAAAGAGGTTAACACTCTAGAACACGACTTTTAAAAAGTGGGTGTAATAGAGAATATGACCAATGAGGATTATCACGCGACTGCTGATATTTCCTCTACCGTAGTTAAGACTGTATGGAAGAAGTCTCTGGCTCACTGGAAGGGCCAGAAATTCACCTCTACTGCCGCCCTACTAATAGGTTCGGCACTTCATGGCATACTGCTAGAGCCTCATAGGGAGATAGCGATTAAAGGACCGAAGACCAGACGGTCCAAGGCCTATACTGAGATGGAGAGAGACTTAGGTCCGGATCAGGTGCTGCTTACTGAAGGTGAGTGGTACTTAGTCAAAGGGATGACTAAGTCAGCAATGGCTAATCCGGCGTTTCGGAAGGTGCTTGAGCATCCAGACCGTAAAAACGAAGTGTCAATCTTTGCGGAGTGTCCCAGTACTGGTATTTCCGTAAAAGCGCGGCCTGACTGCATGGTCAAGGGGGTTGTCTACGATGTTAAATCTACCGTCGACAGTAGTCCATCGGGCTTTGCGAAAGAGTGCTGGAAGTATGCGTATCCAATCCAAGCTGCTTATTACTTATACGTCTGCAAGTTGGCTCAAGTTGACGTGGAAGAGTTCTCCTTTTTAGCAATAGAAAAGACGGCTCCATACGTTGCCCACCAGCATGTTGTAGGTCCAGAGTTAATGGAATGGGCGCATGAACAGGTGCTGGCAACCCTACGCCGTATAGCAGACGCCAAACAGCTAGACGATTACGGCACGGGCTGGGGTGACTTTACCCTGCTTGAGAAGCCCAAGTGGCTATAACGCCGTCCAGTGCCAAGGCTAAAGGGCGCAAACATCAACAATGGGTGCGGGATCAAATTCTCGCACTCTTCCCTAAAAAATTGGAAAAAGACGATGTGCGCAGCACCAGCATGGGGTGTGGCGGCGAGGACATCCAACTCAGCCCACTGGCCCGTAGGCTGTTTCCATACAGCGTAGAATGCAAGGCAAACAAGGCTTTCGCTATTTACAAGATCATGGAACAGGCCACCGACAACTGCCCAAAAGGTGCCACTCCCTTGGCAATAATTAAGGGTGATCGTCAGAAGCCATTGGCGGTGATTGACGCGCAAGAATTTTTCCAACTGACCAAAAAAGGCCGATAATGGAAATCGAAGATTTTGACGAGAACGTCCTAGCAATAATTATGACTATCAACGAAGAGGATCATTCTTTTGACCTCAAGGTTGGACATTCTCTGTCCGACGAGATGGATGAGGAAGACAGGCATTTCTATTTGGATGTCCTCAACGGGCTGATGATATCCATGCGGGAAGGTATCGATAAACTAGCCTTTGATGGGATGATGGCGCGGCACATGTCTCGCATGATTGAGAGGTCTATGCCTGAGAATGCTGATCCGGAAGAAGTCCTAAAAGACATCCTTGGTGACAGCGAAAATGTAGTGGCCTTTAAAAGGAAACTGCACTGATGGCTAAATGGGCAGAACAAGAATGGCATCAAGGCGCAATTGACCATCCAAATATGGTGCATAAACCGCCACATTATAACGAAGGCACGATTGAGTGCATTGAGTACATTGAGGACTTCCTTAGTAAAGAAGAATACATAGGCTACCTGCGCGGTAACATTGCTAAATACCAGCATAGGTGGCGGTACAAAGGCGGCGTACAGGACTTAAATAAATCTCGTTGGTACTTAGACCGGTTAATTTCCGAATTGGAGACTGACCAGTGATCACTCAACAAGACATAGATGATGTAGCTTCTCTGGCTGATCCTCTTCCGGTCCAAACTCCCTTAAAAATGGTCAGGCAATTTGCCACTGCAATGGGCCACCCATTAGATGAAAAATGGCGTTTTAACCGTGATCTTGAGGATTTGAGATACCGGCTGGTGGCAGAGGAATTTGGCGAGTTTTCTGACGAGAGTGACGCCGGTAATCGGCCTGCAGCCATGCTCTCAGAATTAGCCGACATTGTGTATGTAACCTACGGCTACGCTGCCACCTTTGGCTGGGACTTGGACGAGGCAGTTAGGCGCATCCACACAGCAAATATGAGCAAACTAGGGCCGGATGGTAAACCTCTGTACCGGCCTGATGGCAAGGTTCTCAAAGGACCAAATTACAGAAAAGCAGACCTATCAGATTTAGTAAGGACCGAAAATGAATAGTAACTACCTACCCACAGACTACCAGACATTCATCGCAACCAGCCGCTACGCACGTTGGCTGGAAGACGAAGGCCGAAGAGAAACGTGGTCTGAGACAGTGGATCGCTATATGAGTAATATCGTCAATACTTGGCTCAAGCCTGTCGATCAGGCCGACATACGTGATGCAATCCTTTCACTCAGCGTTATGCCTAGCATGAGGTCGTTGATGTGCGCCGGAGAGGCCAGTAGGCGTGACAATACTTGCATGTATAATTGCTCTTATCTAGCCGTAGATGACCCTAAGTGTTTCGACGAGGCTATGTTTATCCTGCTCTGTGGCACTGGTGTCGGATTCTCTGTCGAGCAGCAGTACATCAATCTCCTTCCCGAAGTTCCTGACTTGTCGGAGTGTGAAACCACAATCGTCGTTAAGGATTCTAAGGAAGGTTGGGCGAAGGCTCTCAGACAAGTTCTAGCACTCCTATGGGCTGGTGAAATACCACAGTGGGATGTCTCGCGTGTTCGTCCAGCCGGAGCAAGGCTGAAGACGTTTGGTGGCAGGGCATCTGGACCTGCACCATTGGTTGATCTGTTTAATTTTGCAGTGGCTAAATTTAAGGGTGCGCAAGGCCGCAAATTGTCCTCTTTGGAATGCCACGACATCATGTGCAAAATTGGAGAGGTGGTTGTGGTCGGCGGTGTTCGACGCAGTGCCATGATCTCATTGTCTAATTTAGAAGATGACAAGATGCGCCACGCTAAAGCAGGCACCGGTTGGTACGCAACAGAGAGTCAAAGAACTTTAGCAAATAATTCAGTTGCTTACACCGAAAAACCCGACATGTCTGCATTCATGCGGGAGTGGGTAAGTCTCATGGAAAGTGGAACAGGTGAACGTGGTATCTTTAACCGTCAGGCTTGCAAAGATTTGGCAGAAAAATCTGGGCGTAGAAAATCTGACTATGCCTTCGGTTGCAACCCATGTTCGGAGATCAGCTTACGCCCAAACCAATTTTGCAACCTTACAGAGGCGGTTATCAGGGCCACAGATACTATTGATGACATCGCGGAAAAGGTCCGACTTGCCACTATACTTGGTACTATCCAATCTACATATACCAAGTTCCCTTACTTGCGGAAAATCTGGGCAGACAACACAGAAGAGGAGCGGCTGTTAGGCGTAAGTCTTACCGGTATTATGGACAACCCGCTGATGACGTTAGCCAATGAAGGTCTGGCTGATACTCTTGAGCATCTCAAACAAATAGCCATTGATACCAATAAAGAATGGTCTGAGAAATTGGGCATTCCACAAAGTACAGCCATAAGTTGTGTTAAGCCAAGTGGTACGGTTTCACAATTGTGTGATAGTGCGTCTGGGATACACCCACGGCATTCTCCTTATTACATTCGTACCGTCAGGGGTGATTCCAAAGACCCTCTAACGAGACTTATGTCTGATCAGGGTATACCAAATGAGCCTTGTGTAAGTAAGGGAGATACAACCGTTGTATTCTCATTTCCGGTAAAATCTCCGGTAGGAGCAGTCCATACAAAAGACGTGTCTGCCATAGATCAACTAAAACTTTGGTTGGCGTACCAGCGGCATTGGTGTGAGCATAAACCTTCAATTACATGCAATATTAGGTCGCAGGAATGGTTACAGGTTGGTGCCTTTGTGTATGAGCATTTTGATGAGATGTCCGGAGTGTCGTTCCTTCCATTCGATGATCACATCTATCAGCAGGCTCCATATCAGGACTGTCAGGCTACTGACTATCACATCCTGCTAGATCAGATGCCCGAAAAAATAGATTGGACGAAATTATCCGAATACGAATTAGAGGATACCACGTCTGGGATGCAGACATTAGCCTGTTCCGGAGACGTGTGTGAAATGGTTGATATAACCTAATTTACGTTATGGCGTACAAATCATAAAATTACGTTATGACGTACAAATCATATGGAGTATACACATGTGGATATACGTTGCGGTACTAATACAACTAGGGATGTATAAAGTTCATGCGACAAATGTCGTTTTTCAAGATCAACTATCTTGCATAGAATTTCAGCAATTTGATCAATACAGACTAAGGAGTACTGCTCCTAGTCCTGATCATAAAGTGATATCCATGTGTGTCCAATTGCCTCAAGAAGCCTGACGCTGCTTGTAGGGTTGATCTAGATACAGTATAAGAAGTTATCATCAAAGCAAAATGTGGTCGCTTTCGATGTAAGAGTACGCTTGGCTTCGTGGTTGGGGCTGGGCGTACTCGTCTAAAAAGGAATTAATTCCTTCATCTGACTAGCAGTATTGGTAACAGACCGTTCCGCACTCATAACATTGTCCCAGAATGAATACACTGGCTGACGATCCTCTTCTGTGTATAAACCTACCCGTAGACCGGTTTGGAATAATTTATCAGCCATCTCTCTGCTCATTCTAAAGTCCTCACCAAACCCTACTGAAGACCTACGCCGTGCAATCTCTTCTGCAAGTTGAAGAGCGAGGTCAGGGTCGGCTAGTAGTGTGTCCATAGCCTTGGGTGCTTGGTTTGCTACGTCTAATTTGTCTGAAGCAAACTGCATACCAGCCCGTATTCTTGTACCAGTACGGCTCAATGGTCCTGCAGTAATGTAGATTAACCGGTTTACTGCGCCTTGGAATTGCTGAAGTTCATTAGTATTCGATCCGGCAGGTAGTGCCTTAGATGCGCGTGAACTGCCCACGTCTTGGGTGAAATTCAGTATCTCTCTTAGTAGTATCTGCATTTTAGGGCGGTCTTTAAACAGGCTGTCCATCACGGCTATAGTTTCAGCACCGTCTTTTTCCATCCACTTCTTAATTTTACCGGGTTGCATAATAGCAGCACCGCCTAGGTCTTCCGTGTTGCCTAGCGCAATACTACGAAGATATTTTATATACTCCGATTGCAGACCTTCTCTTATAAGAGGATTGTCGCCGGATTCTTTTAAAATTTGCGGAATTAAATCAGCAGCGTCATCCTTGGCGAACAGGCTTTTTATTTTACCTGCAGCAGAATTGGATATAACCCCCAGTTCTGGGTCCATGTATTTATTTATGAAGGGTGCTAGAGCCTTAGACAGAGCGTCTGATTTAACGGCTTCAAACGACTTTTGAGCGGCTTCTAACTCCTCCTTCAACGCAGCCGTATTACTACCTGCTCTACGAATATTAGCAATGAAGGCATCTAATTGCTGTCCTAATGGTGAATCTTTTGCTCTGGTAGATAGTGTTGAAGAGTAATTCTGTACAGCAGCTATTAACTTACCATTATCAATTTGGCCTATACCTCTGGCATTAACGTCTGACCAGATTGTCTCTAGTATCTTGGCAGTAAGGTACTCGTCTATCACTGTCTGATCTAGTGGATTACCGCTACGTTCTAGGACTTGCTGGAGTGCTTTTACATTAGTAGCATATCTGCCTTCCAAAGTATCTGTGGCAACGTCTTGTGCCACGTTTTTTACTCTCCTTGGTTGGAATGTAGTTTTCTCTATTAGATTGGTTACTTCCTCAAAAGGTGCATCTCTGTACAAGGCAGCATACTGTTTAAATTCTTGCATAGCATTGGCTGCATCGCGGCCTGCTGTAGTGATACTACTCTCAGCAATCTTGACCCCTTCATCATCGATGAATTTCTTAATTTCTATAAATTTACGTGCTAGGTCAGAATTACCTTGTGTATAAGCATCGTCTATTAAATCTACAATTTTCGGTCTAATTGTGTTAAATAAGTATTTAAAAGTGCCGCTAGGACTGTCTTCTAAATCAGCAAAAGGTTGCGCTTCTATATAAGGAGTATTCCCTGCCTTTGGAGAGGTGTCTCTTGTTATTAATTTCATAAGACGAGTAGTCAAAGAATTACGGGCAGCATCTTCAAATAACTCTTCTTCATCTCCTATAATTGTAACTTTTGCTGCAAAGGTATCGTAATCAAATTTAACGTCATCAGGTATGGCATCGAAAGCCGCATTTTTGGCAGCGAGAGCCTTCTGAGTACTGGCTATGATGCCATCTGCCATTTGTTGTGTGGATGCTTGTGATGCACCTTGTACGCCAGAAGGCTGTACTCCGGAAATTCTCTGCAAGTCCGGACCAAAGGAAGGATCAGCGAGGATATTGTAAATTTCAGACCTGACTTTATCGTCTAATTTCTTTTCAGCCTGCGCTACTCCTGCCCCAGCCTTGTCTATTCTAGCAGTTCGTACATCTCCTATTTTCAAAGCCGCATCATCGACAGTACCGCCACTGGTCAGTACTCCCTCTGCTTCCTCAGTGAGTATATTGTCTACGGTTTTACCTGCTTCAGCAGCCTTTGTAACCATAGCACCACCAGAGGTGGCAGAAGATGTAATATTAGCCTTAAACATACTTGCGGCTGTAACTCTAGTTGCTTCAGAAATTCCTTCGCCTCGTTCTATTGCAGACAGAACGTCCAAAGCAATCTCAGCGTATTTACCGCCTGTTTCGGACGCCTCTAAGACAAAGGTTTTATTATTTCTAAGGGCGGCAATTATCCTATCTCTTGCGTCATCCACAGTTTGCTGGCTGGCTTTAGACTCAATCAAAGACAGGTCGTTTAATACACTGTCCATCTGGCTCAATTGCCGCTCATAGTCAGAACCTGCCACTGCCTGTACAATTTTACCAAACAAAGCCTGATTAATAAAGTTACCGGCTGCAACGGCGGCTTTAACGCCTGTTCCCAGTATACCACTGGCAAGAAGACTATCCATAAGGATGTTTGCACGGGCATTAACTACCGACTGAGCCTCAGACGCACCTTCATCGGTCTTAATACCCCAATCACCAAACGGTGCTACGGAATTATCACCTATAAGGATGGTGGACATTTTATTATCAGCCGTAGTGGCTACGCCTGCTTCGCCGCCAATGGCCTTGGCAAGCAACCTAGTATCAAAGTTAACCAGTTTATTTGTAGCAGGGGAAATTTGTTTTAGTACTGGCGCGGCAAATCTTTCCCAATATACGGCTTTAGACAAAGGGTTGAATGTAAGATTCAAGGCAGTCTTACCTGCCGTCCTAACGCCCTGCTCTACCGCTTCTCCTGCTATACCACCTAGAATAAATCCACCGGCAATGCCCACGCCGTCTTCTATAAGAGCATCGGCAGTACTCATGCCAGTATTAGACTTTGGTATTTCCGGATCACCAGCACCTTGTTTAGACAAATCTGTATCGTACAAACCCGTCTTTTCGCCTACGACATCAACTATAGCACCGCCTAATTGAACGGCATTATTCCACGCATCTGCCACTCCACCTTCAATTTTAGTAAATAGATTTACTCTGGCAGTATCATCTGCATAAGCCTCTGGGAAAAGGTAGTCGTATGCTTGGTCTGCGTATTTACCTACGATAGGCGTCTTAGAAGTGAGAATAGAAGAAGGCTCCGGCATACGATACACCTGACCATCGCTAGGGTCTTTGTAGAGATAGCCAAGATTAGGAGACTTCCGGACATTAGGGTTAACAATCTTACCGTCTTCATCCTCTTGGGTTAAACCGTTGTATATCTCCCAAGCAGTAGGCATAATTTCAGTATTCGTTTCGGCTTCTTTAGCCTTACGGTCTTCTTCTGTGTCAGTCCTATTGCCCACCTTAAACTCATCAAACATGTCGGTTGATGGCGGCTGCATCTTGAGCATAGGATCTCCTGCAGCCGTCTGTACAGCAGAGGATGCTGTGGACGTAGAATACTTAGAAAATGGATTTTCTTCCTCGTCTTTTACTGAGGTATCGTTTTCTGGCACTGCGTATTTAGAGAAAGGGTTTTGATCTTCTTCCATTATTTATCCCCTGTCAGGTATTGACTGCCATCTATTTTGAAATGATCCTGAAACTGCTTCAGTAGTAAAGCCCGTGCTTCTGGAGTTTTTGCAGCGGCATACCTTGTGTTTAAATCTGTGATTGCGGCTTGGGGTGGATCAGCCCTTGGTACTCCTATGCTAGTATTCTCTGTTGACGGTTTTGTATCAGTAACCGGTTTGAGCAGCGTTTGATTTTGAGGTAAACTGGTACGGTTCTTAATTGCATTGTACATGGATAGCATCTGTGGACCGGCTTGTTTGGCAGCATCCTCTGGAGACAAGGCGAAGATGTAATCCGGAATAAAGCCCAACTGAGACTTCGCGTTCGTTTTCTCCTTAGAGAATGTATTTGAATAGTCCTGTTCAAGACTGTTTAACTGGCCTTGAAGATAGTCCATATACACCATCTCAAGGTCGGAACCTTTATCAAACTTCTTGAGGAACTTGAAAAACTCAACACGATCTGCGTTAGACATTGCAGTAGAGGACTGACCTTCAGCACCACCGGTACGGAACTGCATGATGACCAGCTTGGCCTCTAGTATTTTTCTTGCTTGAGCAAGTGCTACGGCTTCTGTACCTAGTATACTTGTGGCAAGGTCTTGATTAGCCAAACCGTCAATACTTTCACCCTCTTGTAATAGTCCTTCATCTTTAAGAGCATTTTCATATTGAGAAAGGGTAACGGTGTTATCCCCTTCAGTCATTCTACTCAATACGCCAAAGGCAGTGTCGGCATTGGTAAGAATACTTTTGACTGAAGACACTATTCCGGCAGTACCAGTGAGAACATCAGGATTATTTCTAGTAATTTGAATAATCTCAGACATACCATTGGCAAGTGAAAATACATTGCCTAGTTTTTTATTATAGGCGTTAACGCTGGTTGTCATTTGACCGGTTCGACTTTGGATAAACTGCCCAGCCTCTTTAGTCCAAGGGATAATCTGTACTGGTTTATCCTGTGTACCCGTAGCTAGTTCATTTTTACCGTTTACCCATTGCAAACGGCCCACGCCGTCTTCGCCTACAACATAAACCTTGCTCATTAAGTTTGGATCATCATTTAAAAGATTTGTTAGTCTGGTGACTGCGTCAGAATCTCCTATTAAAGTAGCAATTCTTAAAGATTCCCTGACCTCGGCAGGATTAGTCATATCTGCAGAGGTGTATTGCTTCCACCCAGCCATAGCATCTAGTTTCTGAGTTTCTGTCAGATTTTTCCATACTGGTAGGGTCTGCAGTTTTTGCATGTATGCCTTCTCAGGAGTGAGACTAGGAAGCCTACTTGCGTCTTTTTCAGCGGTTTTCCAATACGTTTCTTGGGCATCTAATTGCGTTTGAATGTGTACTGGTATTGGTAATTCCCCATAAGTATCTTTCCATGCTGACTTGTATGTGAGTACGTCTGCTGTGCTGTTCATACTGTAAATAGGCTGCAGTTTTTCAGCCGCATCTTTTACTACCAGTTTAGTTTTATGGGCAGTAAGCTGCTCTTGCAATTCGGGAGAGATCGTTGCTTGCTTGCTAGTTGCTTGACTAATCCAATTATCAACGTCTTCCGGTTTTTTTAGCGTAGTCCAATCAATTTGTCCTGCCTCATACCTTTGTACCGAGTTCAAATAGTCTTGTGCAGCTTCGTTGCCATTTGCCGCCATAGACATAATTACGGTGTCTGGGTAGCGTTTACCGGTACTTTGGTCTATCAAAGGATCAACTGCGCGTCTAGTTGGCAAGGAACTACTACTACTAGCTGCACCGTTTAATAGCGCAGCATCTGTCTGGACATCTACATCATTAGATACAAGTTTACCCTCACCATAGTCCACAGTTCCAAACCAAGAGCCACCGGTAGCCCATGTTGTTTTATCTTGTGATGCTACAAATGGCATAACTATATTTAAAATTTCTTGGTCGGTGAATACTTTTCCAGTAGTTGGATTTTTCTTTTTGAAGGCTTCGTATCTGGCTTTCAGACGGCGTACAAAATTATCCCGTGCATTTGTCCCATCCTTACGTGCTTGATTTAGAGTATCATTAATATACCAAGCATGTATTTTATCCTGCGCTTTTGCATCAAAAATAGTGTTTAAACCGTTTTCAAAACCTTCGCCCAAGTCCGTAAAATTATTAGTGCGGTTTGCAATGTCCTCTAGTGTAGAATGTACAAATTGCCATTTACCCATAGGAGTAGTGCCAGCGTTGGGCATACCTTCTACTAGACCAATACTACTATCAAAGTAGCCGCTTTCGCCACCCTTTCTGGCAAAGTCTAAATTTGCACCTATGGTGTTCTGGGAAACTTTATAATTAGCAAATTTACCTGACAATTTGCCCTTAGTTAAATTGTAGAGGGCATCTATATTATCGTTACCTTCGCCCTTTGATAAAGGGTCTGTCCATCCAACGGCTTGACTAATTACAGCAGCCGGTGGAGCAGCCGGTGGAGCAGCCGAAGAAGTATCCGAAGAATTATCCGTAGATTTAAGGTCAGACCAATTATACTCTCCTTTTAAATAATCATAAGCCGATTTAAAATTATTATTATTACCCGCCACAAATGGGGTAATCATAGCCATAGCAGCCGTATTTTTTGGATCGACGCCTAATTCACTGGCAACTTGTGTGGCAACTTCTAAAGTCTTCTTGTCGTATTTATCTATCTCCGCTTGCGCCTTTGCTGCTTGCCGACGATCCCAGCGTTTCTCTTCTGCAATCGTCTTTAATTCAGCCATCTTGAGGTCTTTTTTGTCCTTCATTTGCTGCGCAAAAACAGGCGCAAATCCTTGAGCAAAAGCGGCAAAATTATCTGTCTTCTTTTGATATGCACCAGATTTAATACCAGCACGAACACTACTTGCTGCATCTCTAAACGACATCTTCTGGCTCCTCTGATACTGGTACGTCACCTAACATTGCAGCCTGCTCATCAGGCGGTGCTACGTCAGGATTGGGCGGTGCCATAAGGCCCGTAGGTGCTTCTGCTGGTGGTGCCATCATCAGGTCTTCCTGCTCCGGTGCCTCGTCTTCTTCAACGATGCCCAGCGCGTTACGAAGTAGCGTAGGTGTGATGACCATGCGGTTCTTATTATCCACACCCATCTCAGTAGTAATGCCTACGTCATCAGAAATAATCTCAATGTAACGCGCCAACGGCCCAGCAATGAGGATAGCCAGATCAATTGGTATCTTGCCCTTGGCAATAACCTGCAGGAGAAGAGTAGATACCACAGTGGCTATGTGCGCTTCGATCTTCAACATGGCAAAGACCATCTCAGTCTTCTCGGTGTCATTGATCAGGTTGATCATGTACTCCACAGCACCGTCATAATCAGTGATATCCGGTGGCCTATGCCAAGGATAATTACGTGTGTCAGAGGTATAGTGTGCGCCTGCGATAGGGCGTTTGAAATTAGGCGTCATCAGCAGTCTCCATCTCTTCTGGATTAACTACTTCGGTACTGCTGTAGTTTTCTTGCATTTCATCGAAGTATTCCGGAGTGTATTGCAACTCGCCTTCAGACATCTCCATCATTTTCTCCGGCATCCTACCGGCTAGAAATTCTTTAATGGATTTCTGTACTGCCTTTTCAAACTTCATTTGATATCATCCCATAATTTACCGTCAGGTAACCATGCTCACCTGTTTTGACTGCTTCTGGATGGGTCTTTTGTATCTCTTGCGCGAGTACGCCGAAGGTAGGATACTGGTCTGCACCTATTCGTATACCTTCTTCATTCCAATCCCACTGGTAGAAGTTGATCCCCTTGAGCGTGTCGATTTTAACGATGTTCTTTTTCAGACGAGTGTCTGAGGTAAATATCAACGGTAATGCCGCTGCTGTGATAGTACCGATAGCACCCCACTTACCGCTGCTGTCTTTTCCGGCATTCGCTTGTGCGCCTAACTGGGCAGACAGTAACTGCGTCTCAAACTGCATGTCGCTGACTGCGCCTTTGAAGGCATAATCTAAAAGATTGTCGATGCTGTCCCACAACCTGTTCTGGGCTTCTTGAGTAAGGTCCAGACGGTTCTTTACGTCAGTGGACATTGCCTCAAAGATCATAGCCGTGTTTGTGGTCAAAACCGACTGACGCCATTTGGCATTTGCACTGTCTATGTTGAACTGCATGTTAGCGTAGAATTGCCGTTCAGCCGCATCCATCTGAGAATTAAACTCGGCGGCATCATTAATTTCACCAGCATTAAATCGTTTGAGTGCGTTTATTTCTGTGGCATTCTGCAATTGAATTTGCGTATTCAGATTATCGTAGAAAGTAGCAAATTCATTCTTCTGCTCAGAGGTGAAAATTCTCTGTGCATTAATTGCGCCTTGATCTTCCAGCAATGCCTGCACCATAGCCTGCTTGTTTATAACCTCTGCCTGTTGCTCGTTGGTTAGGTTGGAGATATCCATTTGCAGAAAGGATTGGGCATTCTGTACTGCAGCGGCTTCCCGCGCACTCAGGTTAGCCAATTCAAAGTTAGACAGCACTTGCGCTTTATTAATAATAGCCTGTTGCCGGTTGTCTAGATTTTTAACCGTTAGCGTTTGGAAGAAAGCCGCTTCTTCTGAAGCAACTCCTAAAGTGGCTTCCATAATAGCATTTGAATAAGCGGCTGTAGCTGCAGTGCCGGATATTCCGGAAAAGGCTATACTCTTGCGTACTTCTCTGAGAGTACCTTGCGCCCATGCTGGCACCACTGGATTACCATTTGAGTCTGAAAATTCAGCAGAGATAATCTTCATCTGACCAAGAGTTGTAGCCTTATGGTCTGTATAGTTACCCTCCCCTAGTTTGTCGGCTAGGAGTTTTCCTGAGATAGTAGAAGTGTCGATTATGGTGGATATATCTTGAGTGGCAAACTCGTTTAACGCATTGCCTAGTACGCCTGTACCTTCGCCCTCGGCTCTTACGTCTATTTCAATGTTGTCAGCGTCTACAAGATTATCACTGTCTATAGTGCCGGTGGCTGCATCAACCTTGGTATTCTCTGTTAGTTTGTCTGACGCAGTAGATGCTGTGTATGTTACCGGACCAGATGTTGAAACGGTAGGCACTACCTCAGTGGTATTAACCGTATCCGGATCGTATCCGACTTCCTTCATCGCATAAGCATCGTCAGTACCGTCTATAGAAGTACCGGCTGCATCAGCGTCTATTGAAGGCACTACATCAGCCATACTCAGGCCTTTGCCTGCCAGCCAACTATCAGGATCGTCTACAATAGCCTGCATTTCTTCCTGAGAGGTAACCAAGCCTACATCTTTAGCCCATTGTAGAACCTGATCTGTGCCTAGAGAAGGTGTATAAGAAGGAACAACTGGGGCTGCTTGCACTACTGTGGTTGTAGAGCCACCGCCGCCGCCGCCACCGGTAGATTCATCATATAGAGCGTCATAATCGTTGTCACCGCCATTGTTGATAAATGTCGAACCGTATTCAGTGGACCCTGCCGCATCTGCATTAGGGTTATTATCCATAGAGGTAGAAACTAAATTTCCTCCACTATATACTTGTCCATCATTAGGCGTCAGTGTATTCGCCACAGACTGCCCTAAACTATTTCCATCGCCTATGTTGTCGCTCCACCAACCCATTATAAATTCTCCCTTTCACTTACACAGGCTCTAATC